GCTGCTAATATTTCAGCTTTCGTTCGTCTTTTTCTTGCCATTTTATTTTATATTAATTCGTAATCTTTATTCACGTAGTCTAAATAATCTTCTCCTACGTTTTCTTTTAAACGTTCTTTGCAGTTTTTTATAGTACAAAAGATTGAACGCAGACTAATTGTAGTTCCTTTTTGAAGGTCTCGCATGGTCATGTTTTTATCTCGGTATAAATCAAACAACATTTTATCGTACCACTCCCAACGTTTAGTTTCTTCATTTACCTTTTTAAGCAGTTCTCCAAAGGCTTCGTGTTCTTCTAAGGTATCTATTTGCTCCAATGTTAAAACATCGCTTAAATCAACTTTTATAATTCTGCTCTTTTGTCTGTAAAAATCAACAAATAAAGAACGCAAAGTTAAGTAAACATAATAACGATTAACTTCTCCAAATTTATTTATAACCTGCTGCTCTTTGTTTTTAGTTAAAAATCTAATATACATTTCTTGAACTAAATCCTCTGAGTAAAAATCTTCTCCAAAACTTTTAATCGTCTTTACGTATTCTTTATGGTGCTTTGCTACTTTTTCAATCCAATTCATAAGTAAATCTCTAAAACCCACCATAAAAAGAAAAAGCCTATAACACCACTTTTTTTATAAGCAATGCCAAAGGCTATTTCATTTGTTTTTTTTAGTTTCACGCAACTAAGTTATACAATTTTCTTTTATAATTCATTAAACGTCCTAAAGCTCGTGCGCAAGTATCTAAACGGTTATTGTATTTATTTGCTAATTCGTGTAAATAACCTTTCTTTAACTGCATGATAAAATCTGAGTGCATTCTCATTCGTGTTTGCATTCCTAAAATCATATCGTTAACTTCTTCAATACGCTCTAATACTTGCTCTTTGTCTAACTCAGCTCCAGTTCCTGAGCATGACATACACTCGTATTCTATAACATCTTGTTCATAGGGTATATGGGTATCGTTAACGTCAATTGTTACTTGTCCCCATCCGTTACATTCCTGGCAATCTTTTACTAATCCTTTCATAATTCGTGTTTTTAATTGTTAATTGTTTTACAAATATACTAATTAATATAATACAACAAACAAAAAAGCGGAATTTTTTACGTTCCGCCTTAAATTATTTACTAAAGAATTCTCCTAACTTCTCTATTGACTTACTGGATAGGGTTTTTCCATTCATTAATTTATGCAAGTTAGGTTGTCTTATTCCTGAAAGTTTTGAAAAAGCGTTTAAACTTAATTCGTGTTTTTGTATATAATGCCGAATCATTAACCTCGTCAATTCATTTGCTTCGCTTAATACTCTTGCCTGCTCCTTCATATTCCTTTTAAAAAGTCATCAAAATCTTTGTTGCCATAGTTAGGTTTACCACCTTGCGTTTCGTCTTTTGGTTTGAAGTCATTAACGAATATTTTAAAATCAGGCTGTTTTTCGTCTTTCTTGTAGTTATTAACCCACATTGAGTATTTAACACCATTGATTGTAAAGTTAATCACTTCGCCTTTTGCCGTTTGCTTTTTCCAAGCTCCCGTACTCCATTTTTTGTCTTCCATTACTTAATATATTTTATTGGGTTTATACTTTGAAGCCATTGCTTTAAGACTTCTAATTTACTTTTTACGCTTGTTTTACTCATTTCTTTTGAATATAAAGGTTTTTAAATCGTGTTTCTGTACAACAGAATTCTGTTATCGTGTTTCTGTCGCTTTGTCTTATTACTTCATACCAAAGTTTTCCGCGTTGGATATCTTTGATTTGCACTAATTGGTCTTCTCTTGTTGAGTTAATATAGTAACCCATAATTTTTAATTCGTTTTTCATTATTGAAATTTTAATAGTTTATAATTCATTTTAAGTTTTTCTTTCCATATTTCCGATTCGCTTTTATACGCTTCGCAAATAGCTTTAAACTTTCCGTAAGTAGAATTTTTTGAATAAATAATCTTTTTAGCTTTTATTTCTCCGATTCCTTTTACCCCTTTGATATTGTCGCTTGTATCTCCAACTAAAAGCAATTCACAAAGTAAATTTTCACAATCAGTTTTAGTCATATATTTAAAACCTTTACGAACCTTATACTCTTCTCCATTATTATCGTATTTTTTTTCTTGATAATAATCAAAATGTAAGCCTTGAATTTGTTTTAAATCTTTATCAATTGAACAAATAATATAATCTTCTACGTTTAATAACTGTGCGTTGTAATAAATTAAGTCATCAGCTTCATAAACATCGTGAGCAAAGGAATTTTCTAAGAATTGAAGCATATAATTACGTAGTTCATTTACCCATTTATTACGTGTTTTTCTATTAGCTTTATACAAATGATATATTTCTTTTCTAAAATTGTTTTTACACTTAGTAAAGAAAAACATTGTTTTTTCTATTGTAAAATGTTCTTCAATTTCGTTTAGAATGTCAAATGTTATTTTTTCAAACCTATCGTAAGCACGTTGAAGTATCTCCATTTCTATTTCAAACCTTAATCGACCTTGTTCAATCATTTCACGAATTTCAGAAAACGTAATTACTTTATAAACGGATTGATAAAGAAGGCTATCAGCATCAAATAAAATTACTTTTGAACTCATACTAACAACAATGATTTCTTTTGAACTTCATTTAAATCGAACTTTGATTGTAGTTCTTCGGCAGTAAATTCACCTGCTCTAATTGCTTCAATAGCTTTTAAAAAGCGTTCACCTTCAATCTTAGGTTTCTTTTCCGTGTTTACGGGTTTTACTTGTTCCCCTCCAGCGTCCGTGTCTTTGTCGGTTACAATTCCTAAAATAGAACTTAAAGCATAACGTCTTAAATAAGTAATTGCAGAACCCAGCACTTGAAAATCATTCATTCCTTTTAATTGTACTCCTTGCGGAATATCTGTTTTGCTTTCGATACTTTCTCCACTTTCAAAGTGAAATAATACGGTTACTATTTGTTGACCGTTAATTAGTTGAGTAAATCCTAATCCGTGTTTTTGCAATAACGGGTTAATCACTTCAAAGATTTTAGGCAAGTCGGCATATGAATACCCATAGCCTTGCGTTCCTTTGTGAATTACTGGCACTTCTTGTTGGAAGTCTGCCAATGCTTTAAATAAATGTTTCATAAAATATAATTTAATTGTTTAACGTGTACAAATATACTAAAAAGAATAATATAAAAGCTAAAAAAGAAAAGAATTTATAAAAATTTCTTTAATCCTTCTGCGCATCGTTGAATTGAATTAGCACGTTCCTGAAGGCTTTTAATTTGTTCTTGGATAGTTTCAGTACAATCGCTTGTAAAATAGCCGTGTGACGTAGCTATTAACGGAATAATGCCGTTTGTACGAATATAGTTTACCATTTTACGCAATCTCGGACCAGTCATTTTAGTTTTATAACCTTTCGTGTTTAGGTATTCGTTCATTCGGGTTACTATTAACTCCGACTTTATTGGGTTTTCCTTTTTGTAGTTTCGAAATCCGTGAACTACTACGGGTAAAATCTCCATTTCTTCGCTTGTGAGTTCGTGTGTAAACTCTTCAAAATTAGTTACGCTCATTTCTTGAAAGTTTGTTCGTAATACATTTCGCCAGTTAACCAATATTCGTAATTCGTGTCACCTTTGCTTTTTTTCAATTTATTTCCGTGCGCTTCGATTATTTGTTGCTTTTCAAGTTCTAAAAACTTGTGAAAGTTATTTACAAACTCTCTGCCTTGTTGCGTATAAATGTCAAATAAAGACGGGTGCAACTTTTCTAATTCGCTAAATACTTCTTGTAATGCTGTTTTCATAATTTAAGTTTTAATTGTTGGTTCAAATATAGTTATTCTTTTTAATATAGCTCTAATTGTTTAATCTTTTTTTTATAGATGTTAATTATTTCTTTGAGTTCATCCTTTGTAAACTTCCGTGTTTCCTTAGCTTCCAGTTCCAAAAGTGTTAATTGTTCTTCTCCTACCTTGTTAATTAATCCTTTGCGATATTCGATTAGATTACCTGAAAGATAGGTGTTACAATGTTCGCATTGAAGATGTACATTCAGTTCATTAAAACGAACGTTCCAATGATTGTTAGCATTATAATAGTGACCTGCGTTTTCTTTTAATGGTTTCTTTTGGCACGATATACAAAGTTGACCTTTATCTCGTAATCTGATATATTTATTAAAAATTATTTGTGTGGCTTTAATTAGTTCCTGAACTGTTTCGAGATCGCTTTTCATTTTGGCTTTCGTCTTTTTCCAAACCTTCGCCTTTTCGGATTCTACCCAAACACGGACGCATTCATCTTTTAAGCAGTATTTCTGCAGGAACTTAATAGGCTCAAACTTCTCTTTGCAGTTTTTACAGCGTGACATCTTTAAAATTTAATTGTGATTGTAAATCCTTATTCTTAAACTTCTCCTCCATTAATAGCTTTTCAAGTCTAAAGTTTTGCTGTAATGCTGTTCTTAGTTCTTTTTCCATAGCATCGTAACTTATTTTTACTTGTTGTAAGTCAGCTAAACTACGTTCCATTGAATGTATTAAATCATATCTATTTGAAGCACGTTCTTTAATTTCTTCAAGGCTTAGTTTAATTTTTAAATAAGTAGTATCTAAGTTTACTTTGCCTGTTATAATTGTCAATTCATCCATTTATTCGTGTTTTTGCTTGTTATATTAGACTAAATTATATTTCTTTAATGTTTCTTGATATGCCAAATGTGCATCAAATTCATTTTTATAATATCCTATGGTTATCCTTTTACCATTTATTTTAATATCAGTTCTCCATTTTTGCACTCGTTTATCAAAATGAACTCCAGTATATTTACTTGTGCCTTGTCTATCTTTCGATACATTTAATCTATGTGTAACCAATTGTAAATTTTCTAATCTATTATCTAAACGATTATTATTTATGTGGTCAACAACTAATTTATAACCATTAGGTTTATGATTTAAAAATGTAATCGCAACTAATTGATGTATATACTTTTTTTTACATATTTTATTTTTATGTAAAGAAACAACACAATAACCTCTTCCAACTAACCACGGTTTTAATATTTTACCATTATGTTGATTAATAGCTCCATATGCCATTTCCCATTTTTTTGGTAAACTTTTAACATTTCCTAAATTACTAACTTGATATAAACCTTCATACTCAGGTATATCTTTCCATATTTCTTTTTCCATAACTTAATTTTTAAAAAGGCACATCTTTTTTCATCTTTTCGCTAAACGAAAGTAATTCTTTTCCGTTTACTATATCGGGTTCAATCAAAGGTAGTTGTTTAGCTGGAAAACTATTTGAAACGGTTACAGATTGTAACGGGTTAACTGAATTTATTTTGAAGCCTAATCCGTTATTAAATTCACACAATACAGGTTCATCTAATTTTGTGTGCATCCCACCTGTGTCCATGTCTTTAATTTTTTCTACGTTTACCATAGTGTAATACTTCATTGTTTCGTGTTTTATTAGCCTGTGAATTACAAACATATCGTCACATCTATTTAAAAAAGCCTTGCCACCCTCAACGTGGTCTTTTAAAGGTGGTTTAAGATGTCCTTTCCATTGATGGTTTTCAGGATATAAGTTGCCACTTCGACCGCTTTCGCTATTTGGATGCGTGTTTATGTAAATTGTCATTCCTGATTCATTAACAAATTGACGCGCTTGATTTAAAAACTGATAATTACCCTCATAAGTCATAGGTCGGTCAAGTCCAGTGAACGGGTCTATTAATCCAGCAT